GAAAGAATTATCAAAGCCAATGGTTCTCTCGTTTCTGGTAATTCAACAGTTCAATCGCCCTCGAACATTCGAATAGTGACACTCAATGGTCTCGCTGTTCAACCTACTCCTTCAGTTTCCGGTTCTGGCATACATAAAGTATTTGGTAATGGTAATCTACAACCTCAATCGACAGTCGAAGGTATTGGAGATATACCACGCAGACATCAGAGAGCAAATGGTGATCTGCGACTTTCAGTCGTTGTAAGCGGCGAAGGTAAGAGAACTGTCAAAGGTAATGGTGCGCTGACAACATCTGCACAAGTTGTTTGTATTACTACTCGCAAGATTATTAGCACAAGCACTAATCTACCTCAGAATAATAGTAGAGTTGTATCTCCTGCAGAAAGAATAGTGAAAGTTATCGGCATCAATGGAATAACTAATTCAATTGTCGCTGGTAATGGAGTCAAATCAGATACATTGGTTAAAGCAGGATTTAGAGGTATTACAAATTCTATAGTGTCTGGTGATGGTACTACAACAAATATTGATCAGTTTATTGTTGTGCGAGTATTCGAACCCGATTCGATTACATGTAGAGTCTATCCGCCAAAAGAGATTACAGTACGGTCACGCTCATAGTTGCATAAATAAATTAAAGCTACGGAGAAAAATAAATGGCAGTTCCTACAACGAGAGATGATTTTAAGGAGTATTGCCTTCGGTCTCTTGGTAAACCTGTAATAGAAATCAATGTTGACGATCTACAAGTTGAAGATAGGATCGACCAAGCGCTGCGTTTTTATTGGGACTATCACTTCGATGGCACAGAAAAAATATATTACAAGCATGCTATCGATGCAAATACAGTTGCGAATAAGTACATTGATTTGCCAGAGAATATCATTGGTGCTGTCAAACTTTTTCCGATCGGCGATCCGAATACTTCTTCAGGGGATATCTTCAATATTCGTTATCAGATTGCGCTCAATGATCTGTATACTTTGACGAACGTGGCCCTTATTGACTATTATATGACAATGGAGCACCTGGCTCTAGTATCAGAAATTCTCATTGGTAAACCACAAATTAGATATAATAGACATCGAAATAGATTGCACATCGACGAGACGGCTGGCGATCTAGAAGTAGGGCAATATTTACTAGTTGAAGCATATGAACTTGTAGATCCTGCAACATACACAGATGTATGGGCTGATCGTTGGCTTCAATATTATACGGCACAATTAATCAAACGTCAATGGGGTACAAACCTTACCAAATTTGAAGGATTACAATTACCTGGTGGTGTAACTTTCAACGGACGTCAGATATATGACGAAGCCGATGCTGAAGTAAAAAGATTAGAAGATGAGATGATAAACAATTACAGTTTGCCTGTAATGGATATGATTGGTTAGCACTAGCTAATTATACACACAACTTAGGAATTGTACATAGGTATGGCCACAAATCCATATTTTAATAACTTTACTAATACGTCAGAGCAAGATCTGATCGAGGATTTGATCATTGAATCAATCAAGATTTATGGTCATGACGTATGGTATTGTCCGCGCACTATCGTGTCGAAAGATGGTGTCCTAAATGAGGATGCGCTATCTACGTATGACTATTCTTATCAAATTGAAATGTATATCAAGAATGTTGAAGGATTTGAGGGCGAAGGGGATTTCCTCTCTCGATTTAATATACAGATAAGAGACGAGATCACATTTACTGTCGCTAATAAGAGATACAATGAGTCGATCGGTGATTATGAAAATTCGCCGAGACCGAAAGAAGGCGATATCATCTATTTTCCTCTGACTGAAAAAGTATATGTCATTAAATATGCAGAGCACGAAGCTCCAGTTTTCTATCAACTTGGCGCATTACAATGTTACGATCTGATTTGCGAACAGTTTGAGTATAGTAATGAGAAGCTCAATACCGGTATTGCAGCTATCGATGATATGGAAACAAATTATAGTCTAGCCATGGCCACGACAGACGGTTTGCAGCTCGATGCAAACAATGATATTATTATCGATGCGAATACAGGGCGACCTCTCGGTGTTTCTAACTTTGATCCCGACGATGTATTCGATGACTCATCAGAATTCCAATCTGCCGCATTAGATTTTGTTGACTTTTCAGAAGAAGATCCATTTAGCGAAGGTGGACAATACTAATGTTTGGTAGAACTTTTTATCACGACACTCTGCGAAAGTATGTCATATTGTTTGGCACGCTGTTCAATGATATACAAATCAACAGAGAAAATACAGATGGTCGTGTCAAGCAAGTAGTCAAAGTACCGCTATCTTATGGTCCACGTGAGAAGTTCTTAGCTCGCATCGAAGGTATTGACGGCGGCCGAGATCCGCAGGAACACCCATTCTCTATCGTGTTGCCTCGTATGGGTTTCGAAATCACTGGATTCAACTACGCGCCCGAAAGAAAACTACCTACAGCAAATAAATTTGCTACTACACCGCACGATGATAATTTCGGTAAAAGAAAAAAGATGCGGTATAATCCTGTACCATATGACATTACTTTTACTCTTTCAATATTTGTCAAAAACTCCACTGACGGTACTAGAATCGTAGAACAAATCTTGCCATACTTTACACCTGAATGGACAACGACTGTTCAATTGACAGAAGATCCCGATGTTACTCTGGATATACCGCTCGTTTTGCAAAGCACAAGTCAAGACGATGTATATGAAGGAGGTTTTGAAGAGAGAAGAGCGCTAATTTGGACATTAGATTTTACGATGAAAGGTTTTTTCTTTGGCCCAGACTATCAACAGCAAATCATCAAACTTGCAAACACTCAAATATATGACACAACTTTCCTCGATGATATTACCGCTGCTCCAACTTCAAATTTAGAAGAGGCGGCAAGAATTACAAATCAACCAGGATTATTGGCGAATAATACTCCTACAACGTACTCAAGTCTCAACTCTGAACAAGCTACTGCAATTGCTACTATTACGAATGGATCAGTCACAGCAATTACATTGGTAAATGTAGGTGCTGGTTATTCGACAGCTACGGTTACTATTGATGGTAATGCGACAGCTAATATAACGATAGATACTGATATTGATGCGATAAAAGAAATTATAATTACTAATGGCGGTTCGGGTTATACGAGTACACCCACTGTTACAATCTCTGCACCAGATTTGACTTCACTGCCTTCAACTGAAATTTCTGCTGGATCTAATTATGGAGATGTTACAGTTATTGCTGATCCTTATCCAGATGTGGGGTAATCATGAAAGAAAAACTCGATGACATTTTAGATATTAAAGAAACAACGATAGTCGAAATCGGTAATGAAGAGAAATTACCGACGACGTACAGGCCGTCGCTTAATGATGATAAAGAAATTGACACTGATACTAAATATGTCCGTCAAAATTTTTATGATCTGATTGAGAAAGGTCATGGCGCTATTGATGAATTGTTAGCAGTAGCTGATCAATCACAACATCCACGAGCTTATGAAGTTTTAGCTAACATGATCAAAACCATGGGTGATATGAATAATGATTTGTTAGCTATGCATGAGAAGAAACAAAAGCTTACTGGTGAAAAACCAGAAGACAAGAAAGAAACAGTCAATAACAATCTTTTTGTGGGCTCTACGAGCGAGCTATTAAAATTAATGAATAAAGATGACAGTTGAAATACGAGATATTGAGGATTATCGCTCCTATCTTGGAAATGTAAACCTCAAAAGAAAAGGCGTAACGATTGAATGGACCGAAGAAATGGTCCAAGAATTTATCAAGTGCGCGAAAGACCCGATATATTTTGCTGAGCGGTATATTCAAATTGTTCACGTCGATCATGGACTCATACCGATCAAGCTTTATGAATATCAAAAAGACATCATCAAAAAAACTACAGACCACAGAAGAACATGCGTGGTTACTAGCCGCCAAGCGGGTAAGACAACGACTGCTGTCTGTCTTATTCTTCATTACATATTGTTTAATGATCACAAGCTTGTTGCTTTGCTCGCAAATAAAGGAGACGCTGCAAGAGAAATATTGGATCGTATCAAGACGGCTTATGAAGCTCTTCCTAAATGGTTGCAACAAGGTGTCATCGAATGGAACAAAGGATCAGTAGAATTTGAAAATGGTTCAAAGATTCTAGCGGCTGCCACATCATCATCAGCAATTCGAGGTAAATCAGTATCTTTTCTATACATAGACGAAACAGCATTCGTAGAGAACTGGGACGAATTCTTCGCTTCGGTATTTCCTACAATTTCTTCTGGTACGTCAACCAAAATTCTTTTGACGTCGACTCCTCACGGTCTGAACCACTTCTACAAGACGTGCGAAGGAGCGAAGGCTGGCAAGAACGGGTATCAGTTCGTACAAGTACTTTGGACTGATGTACCTGGCAGAGACGAAAAATGGCGAGAAGAAACACTCGCTGCAATGGATTTTGATACCGAGAAGTTCGCGCAGGAAATGGAGTGTGAATTCCTCGGTTCATCAGGTACATTGAT